TCAGCAACAAACAAACTTGCATAGCCATGGTAGCTGAGCACGTTGCCCAACGTTGACGGCTCATCTCGTGACAGGAGGCCCCTGATGCTCTCATAAAATTCTATAGCAGCACCGCGAGCAACAATCAAAGTGTTGTTAGCAAAGTTGCGATCGGCAACAAGGTTCAGTCCAAACGGGTTGAAAGTGTTAGCCACAGTAATGTCGGCTGTTCCCAAACCATTCACACCCATCAGTCCAGCTGCACCCACGTATGGGAATACTGGTCGCTTGTCGCCGTCAAGCTGTGCGCCGAGTTTGCGCCACACATCAGGAGAAACAAACATGTGATCAGGCAAAAAGTTTGTAGCAGTCAAAATTTCAAACGCTGCTGCATACATTGCACTAATCAACGAGCTTGGGTCGTTAGCGGTAACTGTCCAAGTTCCTGCTGCAACTGGGTCGCCACCAGCTACAAGACCGTCAGCAGCAAGGTTGTCGCTGGCCTGCATGTACTGACCCATCAAATCTTGAATAATAATTTCCATTGCACCAGGCGACGAAAAATCAACATCCTGAATTGAGAGGGTGACCTGCCCAGCTAGGGTTGTTTTGCTGATTACATTCGAGGCAATTATTGGGGTTGTTGCCGATACTGCCGCAAGTTCACTTGATTGAGTTGCAACGCTTGTGTGAGTTGTCCAAGTTGGGCGGATAAATGTTTTTTGATTGCCACCATCTGGATACGCGCGAGCGCCGACAGCTGCAATTACTGGACGAATTCTCTGGTTAAGATTTGCAAAAACAGGTCCGAGCACCGGAACAGGCAAGAGCCCAACCGTGTCAGTCGTTGCGACATCGCCTGCGGCTGCTTCAAATGCGGTTTGCTTTGAAAGCATGTAGTCACGCGCTGCGGCTGCCACATTTTCAAAAGTCGTGCCACCGATGTGCATCGCGGCCATGTATTCGCCAGGTGTTGGCAAAGCAAATTTGCGCTTAGCCTGTGCGTAAATTGGTGCAGTAGGAATTGTTGCCTCGACTGCGGTTTCGTTTATTTCGGACATTTCTGGTTTCTCCTCTACTGGGGTTACTTCTTCATTTAACACTACTTCAGGTTCTTCTTGGTGGATACTGGCAGCAATATCTGTAATGACTGCGCCAGCAAAAGCTGGAACTGGCACCATTGACAATTCAATCCAGTCGGCAGCCAGCACGGTAATTGAGCCGTCCTTGTTTGCACGAGTTTTTGTTGGATTTACGCCAACGGATACCGAGTCAAGTACGCCGTCAAGAGCCAGCTGTAAGGCGTCGTCGCCAGCTGCGGTCTTGCTGATTTTGGCGGTAAACATCATGCCTTCTTCGTCGTCGTATCGGGCCGTAACAATTCCTATTGCGTTTTCAGCCGAATGATTGAGGTATAGACGGGGTGCTTTGCCGTCAACCGGCAGACTGCCTCGCTCAAAAATGACCTCTGTGCCATCGGAAACGGTTGCTGCTACTCCGTACGGTACGGCTATGCCGGTGATCGTCCTGGTCGGTGTGCCGTCTTGTCCGGCTGCGTCAATGCTTACGCTTGTTGCTGTAAATCTCATCATCGGTTTGCTAACTCCTCTTGTGTGTTTTCTTGTGGTTCTTCTGCTTGGTCTGCTAAATAATTTTCGGCAAGATAGTTTTCGGCGTCGTATTCAACGTATGTGCCGTTTGGCAAAATGCTGTTCATGCTAAATGCTTCTGCGATTGCTTCTGCATAAAGTTTGACACCGAAAATGTAAAGGTCTGCTCGAGCCTGTTGTGATGACTGGTACGAATACGACCCAGTACTTACACCAACTAGGTACGGCGGCACGTTGCCAAGGCGCGCCATTTCTAACGCCGAATAGTTGGCGGATTCAATTAACAACATTTTGTCAGGTGACATTGTTGTCGGCTCATAAGATAAATACTCATTGAGTGCGGCGGTCTGGTTGGTTGCGCGTGCAGCGTTAAATGATGCAGCAAGATCGGCTAATTCTTGCGCGCTTAACGGTTCGCCACCTGTTTGTTTTAAAATGCCGGCAGGAATTGATGATGATGCGTTGCGGTTGCGCGCGGCCTCAATTTTTAGCGCAGTTTCTACTGCTGACACGCTTGTGTAAACAAGGCCCGTAGTCGGTGACAGGATTTGCAATAAATCGCGCGTGTCTAGTTCTACGCCGTTGAAATAAATTTGGTTGCTTGGTGCAAACCAGACGGGACCTGTTTGATCGGTCGTGGTGATGGAGCCGACTGGTAGCCGTTGAAAGGACGCAGGATAGCCGTCAGCCGTTCTGCTTGTGATGTGAATTACGCTTCTGCCGAACATGTATAAATCGTCAAATACCCATGACATGAAATGGGCGTACGTGTTTTGTGGGTCTGGTTGACGCATCCATGATCGAGGCGCAATGTAATTCTTGACCATGCGTTCGCCGTCCCAGGTCATGTTGTATGCGCGCAATGGCATACATCCAATTACTGACGCAAGCAAATCCCGGCACCTTGAAACCGCTGGGATGGTCATCAGCTGGTTTCTTTGTTCACCTTCTCGCCACGAATAATACTGATTAAAAACGTTGACCGCGCTGTTTGGGTTTGCGTAACTATTGGCTCCTGCAGCTGCTGCTTTGGCAGGCGGTGGCGAAATAGCGGCCTTGTTTACTTTGCGATCAAATAATCCCATAGTCCTACTTTGTCATATAAGTGGCAACCGCGCATGACTTATCCGATTCCGACAAAAGGCAAGGTGCGCGGTCGCCGCGTTTATCTTAGTTATTTACCGCAACAAGCATGGGTTTACCCGAGTTGACTGGACGGGCACATAAGCCAATTCCCCAGACCATTGTTCGCGCCAATTCAATCGGCCCAGGTGAACGCTTGCTTGAGAGCACAATCGTGTTGTCGGTGCGAACAGCAACGGCGCGCTGGACATGTTCGGCAAGCAGTTTTTCACCTGTGTGCAATAGTCGCGCTTCAGCAATCATGTTCTTGGCAAGCGGTGTAAATCGTCCAAGTTCTGCATAACCAACAACGACTCGGCGGCGCTCGATGTTCGGCGGGCATGTGGCGTCCACGGTCGGCGACAAGGCAAACCTGGTTGTGGGGTCTTTGGCTAGTTCTTGCACGTTGTCCCACAGCTCTGTGATTGACTCGGCGATAAACGCGACGGTGACAAGCACCCGACCGTCCGACAAGTTGACGCATCTGGTCGCGCTGTATCGGGAGTCGTCCAGCGAAGACTCAATTGCCACGACACCACCGTTAGGGATATCCCCTGTGTATTCCAACGACGGCCAACGCCCAGGCTCAATCCAACCGCGCACAACCGACACCCACAAGTTCAGGGATGCGCGCAAAAACGACGCGCGATCAGGGTTGGTGGATTCTTGCCTAATTGTGTCCATGTCCAACGTGTAACCGAGTGCGGGGTTGCCCCAACTCCAACTGCTTGGCGAGAGCGGGTCAAGGCTGGGGTCTGGGCTCCATTCCGCCATATACATTGTGGACGGTTCGCCTTTGTCAATTGCTCGAATACCTGCCTCACGCCAACGCTGGAACAACACGGATTCCTCGGTGCCAGCTGTGGAGAAGAAACACGCCAAAGGGTTTTTGCGTGCGCGCTGTGCCGGCAGGAGACCGCCTTCTACCGAGTCGGGGTTGACATCAAACAACTCGTCAACGATTACAAGGTCAATGCTCATACCGTGACCTTGGTTTGGCTTTAATGCTTTAACCCACCATTTGCTGCCGTCTGGCATTGTGGCCTGATAACGGCCGTACGACTTGACGATCTTGGCGCCGTAGTACTCCTCAAGGATTGGTGCCAGATCATCAAACAACAAACAGGCAAGGTCAAGTCTGTGCGCGCCAGATACGACAGTTTGTTTAGTGCCACGTATCTTTGGCATCTCGACTAACCAAGCGAGAATTAGCGCCATGATCACAGTCGTTTTTCCATTTTGGCGCGCCACCGAACAGAGCGTTGAACGATGAACAAAGTGATTGTTCTCATCTACTGCAAGCATTTTTTCAAGTATGTGTTTTTGCCACGGCATGAGCGTCACGCCAAGAACCTTCTGGGCCATGTCCCCCACAAGTCCCCCGAATGAGCTGACGTAGTCCGGGCTGATCGTTTCCAGTCTCGGCTGATCATGGCCAGTTGGCGCTGGTTCAGGCTGATCTTGGCTGGTGGCGACAAAATGATGGA